ACCTTTGATTCCGGTTATCTTGTACCAATCTTTGTAGATGAGGTTTTACCCGGTGATACGTTTTCTATGGATTGTACATTATTCGCTCGTGTCGCTACTTTGATTAGTCCTATCATGGATAATATGTACATGGACACTTTTTGGTTTTTTGTTCCGGAGCGTTTAGTATTTGACCATTTTCAGGCTATGTGTGGCGAGCAGGATAATCCCTCTGATTCTACTGATTACTTGTTTCCGACTATTAAGAGTCCAATAGGTACAGGCTTTGAAGTTGGTAGCATCGCTGATTACTTTGGATTGCCAACCGGTATACCGAATTTAGAGGTTAGAGCGGAACCCTTTAGATGCTATAATTTAATTTATAATAGCTGGTTTCGTGACGAGAACTTACAGGAATCTTTGCCTTTTACGAAAGCAGATTCCGACCAATATTCTAATTATAAATTGGTAAGACGTGGCAAGCGTCATGATTATTTTACAAGTGCTTTACCTTGGCCGCAAAAAGGCCCCGGTGTAGAGTTGCCGTTTGGCGGTACTGCCGCTCTAAATGTTGCTTCTGATGCTTCCATTAATATGCCTGCTGGCTATCTTTCTAATGTTTCTAATAGTGCCGGCCGTAATGCTGGTTTCTTCCCCACAAATTTAACTCTTAATTCTGTTTCTGATTCTGGATTTGATAATTATGAAACAAATACTATTCGTGGTATTGGTGGTAACGCTCAAAATTTCCCTCTTAACGCTATTAATGGTGTTAATGTTGACCTTTCTTCAGCTACATCAATAACTATCAATCAGTTCCGTGAAGCTCTTCAGATTCAAAGATGGTATGAGCGCGCCGCGCGCGGTGGCACTCGTTACACGGAAATTATTAGAAGTTTCTTTGGCGTAGTTAGTCCTGATGCTCGCCTCCAACGTCCGGAATATCTTGGCGGTTCTTCAAATCGCATCGATGTCAATGTCATTCCGCAAACATCTGGTACTACTGATGTTTCGCCTCAAGCTAATTTGTCCGCTTTTGCCGTCGGCACTAATGGCCGCGGTAATGGTTTCAGTAAGAGTTTTACGGAGCACGGTTGGATTATTGGCCTCGTGAATGTTAGAGCTGATTTGACCTATCAGCAAGGTATCAACCGCATGTGGACACGCTCCACTAAGTTTGACATGTATTGGCCAACTTTTGCTTTTTTAGGTGAGCAGGCTGTGCTTAATAAAGAGATTTATGCTCAGGGAAATACTGATGATGATGGTGTTTTTGGTTATCAAGAACGCTATGCTGAATACAGGTACGCACCTAGTCAAGTTACCGGGAAATTCCGTAGTACATACGCTCAGAGCCTTGATTCGTGGCACCTAGCTCAGAAGTTTGATAATTTGCCTAAGCTCAGTCCGGAATTTATCGTTGATAATCCACCGATTGACAGAGTTGTTGCCGTTCCGTCAGAACCTCAATTTTTACTTGATTGTTGGTTTAATTTAAGTTGTGTTCGCCCTATGCCGGTCTATGGTGTGCCCGGTCTTATGGATCATTTCTAACGGAGGTGTTATTTTGAATGATTTACAAATCTCAACTATTGCAATCGTATCTTTGTGTATTATTGTTGTCCTGCGTACTTTTGGTTTAATCTAATGGGTTTTTTATCCGGTTTACTTGGCACTGCTGTTTCTACTTTGGCCGGCCATTGGTCGGCCAAACAGAACGCTAAAATTGCTCGTGACCAATGGGCATATCAACAGAGTAATGCTCATCAGTTAGAAGTACAGGATTTACGTAACGCAGGCTTGAACCCTATTTTATCTGCTTCTAACAGTCAAATTGCTTCCATGCCGCAGGTTTCTGATAATGGTGCCGCTAGTGCTTCCGCTAACATGCTATCTTCTGCTTTGCAGGCCGCTGTTTCTCGTCAAAATGCTAAGACGCAAGCCGAAACTGAAGGTCAGAAGATTAAAAATGAGCGTGACAGAATCGCCCTTGAAAAAGAGGAACTCGGTTATAAAAAAGACCGGTATTCTTGGCAAAATAAACTTGATGCTTCTCAGATTGGCCTTAATGATATTTCTGGTAAGTATATTTCTGCTAAACAGCTTAATGAAACTCAGTTGAATCAAGCTAATATTGAACGTATCCGTAATGATATTGAGATTGCTAATAAGAAGTTGCCTTATGAAATTGACAATATTGTTGCTAATACCCAAAATGCTCGTGCTACTGCTGATTATATGTTGTCTATGGTTAAATTAAATGCCTCTAAGGTTAAACTAACCGATAAGCAACGTGAACAAATTGAATCTGATTTGAATGATCCTAAAAAACTTATGGATAAGCAGTTTTGGCAAAATGTTTTTTATTCCAATGATGAAAAGTTTGTTCTTTTGCGTAAATCTTACGAACGTGGCCTTTCTAATGATGTTTATTTTAACTTCTACGCTAATAGTCAAGGTTCCGGTTTGCAAGATGCCAATGATTTGGCTACTATCGGTTCTCGCCTTAAATATTTGTTAAAGTGAGGTGATATAATGAATAAATGGTTTAGTGCTTTGTGTGTCGCTATTGGTGCCGCCGCTACTTACCTTGGACAATTCATTTTTGGGAAATGAGGTGATTAAATGAAACGTAGGAAGATGTCTCGAAAAGGTTCTAAGCGTCTTTTCACCGCTACTGCTGATAAAACTAAATCTATCAATACTGCTCCGCCGCCAATGCGTGGCGGCATCCGGTTATAATGGTTTGCTATCATCCCATTACTGCGTATCAGTTGCGCCAATGTAAATCTAACGGCAAGAAAGCTATAGTATTTGGCGCACCTCCTGCGCAACCTTTTGACGTTGTAAATCTTCCCTGCGGCCAGTGTATTGGTTGCCGTCTAGAACGTTCTAGACAATGGGCTGTCCGTTGTATGCATGAAGCTAGTTTACATACTTGTAATAGTTTCCTTACGCTAACTTATGACGATGAGCATATACGTTGGTCACCGGTTACCGGTGAGCAGACTTTATATAAGAGAGATTTACAGCTATTTATGAAGCGTTTGCGGAAATATTTAGAACCTGTTAAAGTGAGGTTTTTTGCTTGTGGAGAATATGGCGATAATACTTATAGGCCTCATTATCATGTTATTTTGTTTGGTTATGATTTTAGGTCAGACCGACGACTGTATAAGTTGTCTAATGCAGGTTTCCCCTATTATATTAGCAATGTGCTTAATAAGCTATGGACTTATGGTTATTGTCTTGTGGCTGATGTTACATTTGATTCCTGCGCCTATGTTGCTCGTTACGTGACGAAAAAACTTAACGGTGAAGCCGGTAAATTAAAATATGAAGGTATTCAGCCTGAGTTTGTCAATATGAGCCGTCGTCCCGGTATTGGTGCTGATTGGTTTGCTAAATATGCCGGTGATGTATATCCCTATGATAGAGTTATCATAGTTGATAATGACAAGGTGCGTAAGTTGCGTCCGCCTAAATATTACGATAAACTTTATGATGCTATTAACCACGATGAAATGGAGCTTATCAAGGAAAAGCGTGTTGAAAATGCTAAACTGCATGAGCAGGAAATATATACTCCTGGTCGCTTAGAAGCTAAAGAAAAATTTAAATTAGCTCAAATTAAAAGTTTGAAAAGAGGTAAAACAGATGAAACTTTATAGTGTTTATGACAAAAAATCTATGATTTATGGGCAAGTTATGACTTGCCAGGACGAGATTCAAGCTAAGAGATTGTTTGAACGTGCTGTTAATGATGAGGAAACTATGTTGTTTCACTATCCGGAAGATTTTGTTTTAGTTGAAATTTGTGATTTCGATGAACATACCGGTAATATTACTACTATGCCTATGCCTAAACAGATTTTGGAAGCACAAGCATGCTTTCCAATTGAAAAATAAGTGCAATACTCGTTTTGCACTTACCTTTTTCAATTTGCCGCCGGCAGGCACTGAAAGGAGTTAATCTATATGAGATTTAAAACTATCTTTGATACCTACGAAGAAAAACAAGGAATTATCTTCAAGGAACGTACTATGACTGTACAGAGCGAAAAAGATAATTGTGACATCAATGTTATTATGAACCGCTATGCTACTTGCGGCACTCCGTTGCCTTATCGTACTGACGGAGTACAACCCGTTTACGCTGATGTGAGCGAGCTTGGTGATTATATGGAGAACTTCCAGCGTTGTAAGCAAGCTGAGGAAATGTTTAATGCTTTGCCGTCTGCGCTTAGAAAAGAGCTTGACAATAACCCTGCTAATCTGATACCCTTTATCCAGGACAAGAAGAATGAAAGTAGGTGTATTGAATATGGACTCATTAACAAACCAATTATGGAAACTCCTAAAGCTCCTGTTGTTGTTAATCCTGATCCCGTTGCTCCTGTTTCTAGTGAGCCGCCCAATCCTATCGTACATACAGGTGATGTTTCTAAATAACTGATTCTTTGGCCGCCCTTGTGGCGGTCTTTTCTTTTGCGAACATTCGCCGAGGGTGTGGGAACAGTTTCCTTCTTGATGTAACTGTTCCCACTGACACCAATCGTCAACCTGTCGATTGGTTCACGAACCTTTTCTCCGTCAAAGGTTCATAAAAATACGGTGTTTCCGTATAAATATTTTTTCCCGTCTTATAGTTGATATTATGTTAAATTTTCCTTTTCTCAGGCGTGAGATTTTCATGCACTGCAATTC